GTGGATGCACAGAACTCACAGCCAAGACATACGCATTCTATTGGTCAGTGAGACCATTACCAATGCGATCAAGTTAGGCAGCAGAATCTCGAATCACTATGAAAATAATTCATTCTTTAATCACCTTTTTCCTGAGATAATGCCTACATCAAAGGAGACGTGGACAAATGAGAGCTTGCACCAGCGTCGTACTGCGAGTGGTCGAGGACAAGGAGAAGGTACTTTCGATCTTATCGGAGTCGGAGCGGCGCTACAGAGCCGACATTATAATGTGGTTGTCGAGGATGACCTTGTTGGGCGTGAAGCCCGTAAAAGCTCAGTCGTCATGGCAGATACAATCGACTACCACCAGATTCTTGTCGGAGCAACTGACTCAGACCCGAATAATCCTGGAAGAGATTTCGACGAGATAGTTGTTGGAAATAGGTGGTCGCATGACGATCTTAACTCACACATTCGACAAGAAGAGCCTTATTTTAGCTGGACTACTCACTCTGCTTTGGGTGGGTGTTGTAGTCTCCATCCCTTTGGGAGCCCTATATTTCCAGAGGCATTCACGAAAGAAAAGCTACTCAGGTGGAAGAAGCGTCTAGGTTCGTACCATTTTTCTTGTCAATTCCTCAACTATCCTATTGATCCGTCTAAAGCCAAATTTAACATGGCAGATTTTCGGTACTTCAATTTTGAGAAAGTAACTGGCGCATTAGCGATTCCAAAAGAGTCTCCGACACTTAGCAGATACTTCGAGACCTCGCATCCTCAGCAGTATCGCATTGTCATCCGTCATCATGTAGCAGCCGGCGATGTAGAAAAAGATGTCTTCCCACGGAATCTTGATCGGTACATGACAGTTGATCCGAATCATGGTGGCTCGCACTTAGGTCAAGAAGTCGGCAAAGACGGTCGGTGCCGTCATGCTATTACGGTGACTGGCGTGGAGCGTGACCCACGTAGAATATACCTGCTCGACCAATGGGCAAAGGCTTGTCCTATAGATGATTTTGTCAAGCAGATTTTCTTTCTTGCTGTGAAGTGGAAGCTCCGCGTTGTCTATGTTGAAGCTGTGGCAGCACAGAAGTACTTGCTCTATCATCTGAATTACTTTGTCGAAGAGCACAAGCACTCACATCCAGAGCTTAGTGGTATTCAATTTCTTCCGCTCAAAACTCCTCAGAATGCTAACGCTAAAGCTGAACGAATTGAGAATTTCATTCCTCTCGTGGAACGGCATGAACTCTGGCTAGATGCGAATAATTGTGCTGAGTTCAAAGAAGAAGCAGAACAGTATGGTCAGCGTAAGAGTCTGATTGATTTGCTTGATGTCCTATCCTACGGTCCACAGATCTGGAAGTTTGACAAAATTTCTCAGGAGCATGTTGATGAATTCATGCTCAAACAACGGGCACAGTTTGTAAGACGTATGGCAGCGGCAGCAGCGTAAGGGGAACAATCTATGGATTGGGCAGCGTGGGGACCGACAATCGTGAGTATCATCACTTGCATCTTTTTTGCAGGCGTTTTGTATTCTAATCAGAGCAATCATTCTACTCACTTAGCAGAACACGACAAGCAACTTGAAGAACATACTAAAGACATTACTGCACACGCTGTCGCGATTGCAGTGTTGAAAGCTTTTCAAGAAGGTTACGCCGCTGCAAAAGCAACTTATGACAAAGCAAGAGCACAGGAGGCAAGATGAACATTCCAGTGCCGTTACAGTTGGTTCTTTTGTTCTACGTTGTAAACTCTGTCGCCTCGGCTTTGGTACAGGCTTTACCTGTACCAAATGGCAGTGTAGGTTACACATTCGTTTATAAGTTCCTGAGTCTGCTGACGGCGGATTTCAAGAGTTTCAGTTCCACAATGCCCATGCCAGTACTCACGACACAGAATTCTACTGGTCAGATTGACACAGTGTCTAAGCCAGTTAACACTCCAAACACAGCGAATACAGGGATTCTCTAATGCCATATCAGCCGCCTACTGAAGTAACGCCGAAGCTCATTGGAGAAGATAACTTCAATGAGATTTGTGATTTCATCAAGGACAAGGTTGCACACCTTGATCGGAGACTTCAGACTTTCAGAACCGAGAAATTGCCTGAATATGTGCGGTTGTACAAGGCTCGCCCGAAGAATAAAGAAGCCGACTGGCCTTGGCCTGGCGCAGCAAACTTAGTAATTCCTATCATTGGCACTGCCTCAGATGAGCTTCTTGCTCGCATTATGGGTGGAATCTATATGTATGATCCACTCTGGGCGGCGACAATGAGTGGAGGATTGCCGAAGAAAGATGGAGAAGAGCTGAAGCAGGTTGTTCAAAACTTCTTGATGGACATGGCCTATGCGCCAGATGAGCTTGACTTATACAGAGTAGAACAGAGCGCCTTTCACAGTGCAATCAAGTACGGCACAGGAATCATTTACACACCTTATGAGTACGAGACACAGGTAGTGCGTGAATATAAATCTGGTGGAACCTCGGCAGAGGATGGTCCAGTGGTTTCAGAAGATCGCATCATTACTAAGCGTGACGGTCCTCATCCTGAGTTATTGCCGCTTAACAGATTTATTTTTGATCCTTCAGTGCCAAAGCTTGAGAATATGAAGCTCTTTGGACATATTGATCCACTCGATATGTGGGCGGTGCAGGATCTTAAAGCAAAGAGTCCTTACTACAAACAGTCAGACATTGAGAAGTTGCTTAGTAGTCCTGACGCTGTTCAAGAAACAGAGATGGAAAGGGAGATCAATGAGCAGTTTTCGATTGATTCTTCTGGTGTAGACACTGGTGCAGCACGGTGGTACATCTACACAGTGTTCTTCACATACTATCTCAGCGGCAAGGAGTATTCTTTCCAGGCAAAGTATCACAAACGTACAGAGAAGATTCTGTGGATAGCTTTTAATAACTATCCTAAGAACATGCTTCCATATCAGGACATGAAATTAGCCTACGATGATGAATCTTATCTTGGCACAGGTTTTGCTGAGATGATTCACATGATTCAGAAGGAATTGTCAAACAATAACAACTGGCGTACAAATAATCGTAACATGGCGATGCTGGGTGTGTGGCGCGCTGATCCTGAATCGAAGCTTGGTTCTATGCTAGATGTGTTTCCTGGTGTTGTGTTGCCGGGTCGTAAGGATGAGATCGAACATATCAAAGCCGGCGCTGACATGGGTTATAGCGATGGTCCAGATCAGTTCCACATGGCAATAGCCAAGGAGCGTACTGGTGTTGATCCGGCTTCTGGTGGTACGGGTGGTGGGATTGTAAACCAGAAGCGCGGCATCTACAGCGCCGCTGGTACTTCTATGGTCATGGCGCAGCAGAATAACAGGAACAATCTTCGTACTGGAGATATGCGTTCTGCTCATGTGAAGTTAGGTTGTAAGTTTCTCACAATGTACTCAAATTTTGGCATTGGAGAAAAGCTCAAGAAATATGGTAGCGATGCTGAGAAGCTGAAGAAGGCGCTTGATCTCTACCGCGATGGTACACTAGGTCTGCGTCTTCGTCCAGCCTCGGCGTCTGCTAATAAAGAACTCGAAAAGCAAAACGACATTCTTATTTCAGATAGGTTTGATCGTTACTATCAGAGTCAAGCACAGATTATTCAAGCGATCAATTCTCCGGGCATTTCACCAGATTTGAAACAGTATTACTTGGAAATGCTTCTTGCGACAAGAGTATCAGCTATGACCTTGGCGCGTAACTTTAACCGTGATAATCCAGACGCGTTGCTACCTGACGTGTCAAAGATTATCGAAGCCGCGGTGCAGCAGATGCAGCCGCAAGCAGGAGCAGGAAATGAAAATCAACAAAATCGAGGATCTAATTCCATACCGAGTGGCCCTTCAGGAGCTATGGCTCAAGGAGGAGTTCCAGCCGGTGATGGGGTTGTTGAACAGTCTTAAAGAGGAGGCTCTTTCTTGGGCGAGGTATGATACGACTAAGGAAAGCGCTGATACTGTGAAAGCGATCTCAGCCAGAGTTAGTACACAGCTAAGAGTGACTGAGATACTTCTTGAGTTGCCACAAAGATTGAGAGCTCTCGAAGAGCAACTGAACCATCAAGAAGTTCAAACATTGAAAATGAAGCGCTCACAAGAAGGAGGCGAAGTCTAATGGCACTGTTTTCATGGCAGAAAAAGGTTAAGGATGATGGAGTTGAGGAGTTCGCTCTTCCTGATGAGTTGACTACTAAGATCGAAGCTGGCGCTAACGCGGCGGCTGATCTCACTCCGAAGGTGACTGAGATTCTCAAGTCACTAGAGGGGATTAACAAGTTTGTGGAAACGCAGACAGCCAAGGATGCAGCAACTACTCGTGCAGCAGCGGCGAAGACTTCTACTGAGTCTCAGTCCGAGCTTGAAGAACGTATCGAGGCGCTCATGCTCGAAGGTAAGACTAGAGAAGCCGTTGCTCTTGCTAGTCAGCCGGTCACAAACGAAGTGTTGCTGCTTCGTGCGGATCGGATCAAGCGTGAAGTTTTCGAGGATGCTGAGAAGTATCCTTATTACTCTGGTGACATCAAGAAAGAAGTCGATGCGCTTCTTGAGAATCAGCCAGTGGCGTTTAAAAACAACGCGCAGAATGTCGAGAACTGCTATCACACGATTTTGGGTAAGCATACACCAGAACTTGTGGAAGGTAAACTCAAGAGTCGTTTCGCCAGTTCAGAAGGCGGTCGTGGTACAAGTTCAGGTTCTGCTGGTAGCACTGCTGTAGCAGATGATAACAAGAATCGTCTCGCTACGTTGGAGGCAGACGAAAACGTCAGACGTGCTGCGAAGCATCTTGGGTTTACGCCGAAGGCTTACGCTGAAATTTTAGATAAGGAAGGAATCGGTTATGCCTGAGATCAATCACAAAGACGTAGCGGCAGCATTGAATGGTTCTCCTGTTTCTGCGGCGGCGCTTGAAGAAGCTATCAAGCGTGTTCTCGCCAAAGGAAAACAAGAGCGCATCGAAGCAGCGCAGCCAAAGGAGCCGAATTGGGCTACTATGACTGAGCAGGATGCGTACAAGGCTTCAACTTATATCCCTACAGTCGAGCACGAAGTGCCTGATTATATGAATATCAAGTTGAAAGATCCTGAGTACGAGGTTGTATGGGCCTCGAAGGATCAAAGAAGGATTGGACAGCTCATGGCGGAAGGGTACGAGTTTCTGATAGCAGAGCACGTACATCCTAATTTCAAACTTCCTCTGGTGTTCGATTCGGACAAGCACTATTGCTATGTGGATGTTATTGCTTTGCGTGTTCACAAGCGTATTCTCTACGGCAAACGTCGTGCAGGATTAGAGCTCTCACAACGTCAACTTGGAAATAATCGTAGACCGCCGGCGGCGAGGGTTTCAGGAACTTTCGATCTTCAGGAAGTTCCTATGAATCCAGAAGTAGGTTCATTCTACGATCCAGCAGCTTAACTTTAACCCTACGGTGTAGCAGGCATCGTCCTAACAGCAAATGAGGAGAGCATATGGCAGCGGCAAATCTTACTACACATCTGCCGATTCTACAAGTGCTGGAGAAGGCGGGTACTACGCCGTATACCAGCTCTCAACCCGAAGCAGCGGGACAAACTTTCTTGTCAGGAACTCCTGTGCAGTTGAACGGCGCAGGATTCGTACAAGCTTGGGATGGTACGACAGTGGCGGCTGGGATTCTAGGAGTTTCGGAATCCTTTGGTGCTAACCTTGGCAGCGCAGGTCTTGGTGCTCCTGTAGCGCCGTTTGGTGGAGTTACCGGAAACATAGCAATTCAAACCTGGGGTAGTGTGGTCAATCAGCCTCTGGGTGTGAATATCGCACTTGGTACGCCGGTTACTGACGGACGTACTTTGTATATGGAGCCGAATCAGGATAACATCTTCCAGGCTCTGTATGACAACTCCACTGGCACTGTGACCGCTAACTGGACTACCACACAGGCTACTGTTGGTGCTATTCTTGGTATGACCAAGGATGCCAATGGCTACTGGTATGTTGACGGTGGCAAGACTGGCGGTTCTGCTGTCGTGCAGGTCGTTGGTCTTCCGATGGGACCGGGACTCAACTCTCTTGTCAACTTTGTCTTCCTAACCGCAGCGATTCAAGTAGCTTAATCGAAGGAGATTTCTATGCCTCAAGTAAGAGCAAAATTCGCACAACTGATGCAGCCGGGGCTTAAGAAGATTTACTTCGATTGCCTTGACAATCAGTTGAAAGCGTCAGACTATCCCAAGGTGTTTCACGAGGTAGATTCTGACTCTGAGTACGAGCAAGAGCTTGAGATGGCAGGCATCTCGGTTCTGCTTGAGAAGCCTGAGAATACCTCGACTTCTTATACGGAAATGAAGCAAGGTGCTTCTAAGAGAGTCGAGCCTCAGACATACTCCCTTGGTATCAGGACTTCCAAGGAACTGTATGACGATGACAAGTATGGCCTTGTCGGGAAGAAAGGTCCGACGTTGCTGGCACGATCTGCAGCGTTTACCAAAGAGATGATTGCATGGAATGTGTTTAATCAGGGATTCACGTCCTCGGTTACCACATTCGACGGCAATCCTCTCTTCTACAATACTCATGCTCTGCTCGGTGGCGCACAGGCTACAGCGATTGGTCCAGGATTGGCTGGCGTTATCTCTGCGCCGGGAACCTATCCTAACCGACCTCCTGTAGATGTGGATTTTTCAGTAGCTGGTCTACAGCTTGCTACTAATCATGCTGGTCGCATGGTAGATAACATGGGCTTCCCGATTCGGCTCAAGTGGGCAAGTCTCATTACTCCTCCTGAGCTTCGGTTCTTGGTTCGGGAGATTCTCGGTTCTCCGGGCAAGCCTTACACAGGGGATAACACGATCAATTCTCTGTTGCCTGAAGATTACAAGAATCTCGAAGTTCCTTGGCTTAATTCGCCGTCTGCTTGGTTCTTGGTTGCAGAAAAAGCAGACCACGCCCTGCAAGTGATCAATCGTGAAGCTCCTACAACGGATTTTGACGATGACTTCGACACTGATGCTATCAAGCAGAAGACTCGTATGCGTGTTGCTGCTTGGTGCCCGCGGTGGCAGGGAGTATGGGGCACACAGGGGCCGTAAAAGATTCACAACAGAATATCGTTGTGATAGTAGATGGGGGGCGCGATCCTGCTCCCGCCCCCCTACCTACTCTGAGGATTCAAAGTGAGCTTCTTTGCACAGACCGGATTACGCCACACACATCTTGCAGGTCCGTGGCATTACTGTGATCGGTGTGATAGTAAAACTAAGATCGCACTAATGAAATGGGAACGTGGACTTCTTCTTTGTTCGAAGTGCCAAGATTCTAACGGTACTCCGGGATTGCTTGGTGAGAGGGACATTAAGATAGCACAGGTACTCACCGATGGAAAAGAAGAATTTGCTCCGGTAGAAAAACTTCGTAATCCAGACTTTGCCGAAGAAGTAGAGGATTTCCTAGTTTAAGAGCGCGAAGGCGCTGGAAAAGGAGATGTTATGAGTATTTCTGAAGGAAGGTTTGAAGGAAACACGTCCTATCCAGACCTTCAGTTTTTTCTAGGTTTCGATGATTTTATTGACACGTCAGCACATGTTGTGAACGCGACGCAGGGTGCTGGACTTGCTAGTCAGACACTAGCAGCTTCACTTGCTGCTACGTTGTTCTCGAATGTCGAGCCTTGGCTACGTACTGGTGTGTATGCGTCTTCGTATGACCAGGAGCAGTTTGGTACAGCCGCAGGAGTTGCTGGGCCTACGACTGTAGCAAATACCAGCGGTCCACTGGCTCTACTGCCAGGGATTCCGCCGATTCTTGCTGCTAACTTGGCAACGCTTGGAAATATGCAACGTGGACCGGTTCCGAAGGGTATGCAGATTGATAGCATGGATGTCATCTATACTGTCACTGGTGCGCCTCTTACAACTGCCACTGTTGGATTGACGAAGACAGTGTTTGTAAATAATACCGCACCGGCGGTTACAAACTTGATTGCTCTTGGAGCTAATGGTCTTCCAACCGCAGTACAAGCGCAACCTTATGTAACAAACGTGCCGGTTACAACTCCTGCGATGATTACGTCAGCAGATGCGGAGATTTTGTTAAATCTTAACCTGACTACTCCAGCCGGCGGCTCTGCTATCTTCTACGGTGTCGTGTTCCATTGTCACTACAACTTCAACTAAGAAAGGAGTACCGAGATGGCGAACGATTTCTCAGGGCGTATCTGGAAGATCACAACTGGCGGAACTACTCCTTTCGGCGCAGCGAATGTGAAAGTCAAAGGCGGTTCGTGGACTGGTATGACGGCTGCCGGACAGACGTTCATCATTACAGACGTAGCAGGTAGAGCTTTTACCTTTACCTCGTCTGGAGTAGACACGCAGGTAACATTCTACGAAATGGGTTGGCTCTCTGGACCGCTTACGTTTAGTGGTACT